CAAGTCGGGCGCGTACGGGGTCATGATCCAGGCCGCCGGTGCCGGAGGCGGCAGGCACACCGGAGACAGCGTCGGCGCCAAGGAGGACTGACAGCCGTAAATCAGCAGTGGCAAGACGGTCACGCAGGCGCGCTTGAGTCTGTTGCGCATCGAGTAACTCCTGATAATGGGATTGATCGTTGGCCTGGATCTGCTGCTCCAGCGCCCGACGCTGCTGACGCTCGCCAAGCGCCTGGCTGGCCAGGGCTTCGGCCAGTTGCTGGCGCTCCTGGGCGTGGGCCCGTGCCTGCTGCGCCAGTTGCGCGCTATATCGCCATGCCTGCACCTGCCAGGTCAGCGCTGCAACCAGCAGTAACAGCGCCATCGGCAGCACACCCCGCAACCGCTTCAAGACAGTACCTCGCGGGCCCGAGCCCAGAGCTTCAGGCGATCCTCAAGGCCATTGAGCCCGCCATTGATGTGGCGGGTAATTCGGTTGAACTCGCCGCGATCGGCCAGTTGGTTGAGCCCGCGCGAATGCCAGAACCAGGCCGCCGACTCGCTCGCCCAGCGCGGCTGCTCAAGAAGCTGCGGCAGGTCCAGCAAGCGCTCGTCGCCAAACAGCGCCATGCTGCAGGCGTGGTAGTTGTTGCGGCCGGTGACCTGGATCAGGCCACGGCCGCAATACAGCTGGCCGTCGCCATCGGCCTCCGGGCTATTGCCCAGACGCAGGGCGAGGCTGCCGGTGTCATAACGCGACAGGTAGCGTTCACCGCCCAGCTCTTTCAGATAACGCAGCTGCCCGGACTCGTGCCCGACCTGCGCCAGGAAAGCCGCCATGCGTCGCGGGGAATCAATTTCCCAGCGCTGCATGGCGGCGTTCAAGGCAGGCACAAAAACGCCCGCTTGCTGGCGGGCGTTGGGGAAAATCGACAACAGTGTTTTTTCAGTTATTTCCATAAGCACCTCGTTTCTATCGCCAATCCATTCAACGCGAAGTGTCACGCTTGCGCGGCCTGGCGCCCTTGGCCCTGGCCTTGCCCTGCCTGCCGCCATTGCACTCGAACGTGGTTGTCCAGCCGGAAGCGCTGAATACCTGTTCCACCGACTCCACCAGGTACTCACCATCGAGTCCGCTCTTGAACCCCTTCAGATCGACCGTGCGCTCGGTGAACACATCCGTGCGTCCTGGCATGTCCAGACGGACATTGGCCGTGCTGCGGTTGAGCGCCGCCAGCCGCGCCTTGGCCGCCTGCTGTGCCGATGCCTGATCCGGGTAGAGATGGCGGTCGGTGTGAACCGGCGCCATCCCCTGCGGCGCATCCTCGTTCACCAGGTCGACCACCTTGAGCTGGCCGCTGCGCGGGTCCTGATGCCGGGTCTGTACTGCCTGATAGGTCGCTTTGTCAGCCAGGCGGAACTGCCAGCGCGTGACATCGGCGCGGCGCAGGCTGACAACGCCCAGGGCCCTGCCGCTTGCGCTCTGCCCGCCCTGGCGCGGCAACACCAGCAAGGTGCCGTCGCCGATCTTGGCGGTACAGTCGTACTGCTTGGCCAGACGGGTGATGAAGTTGAAATCCGACTCGTTGAACTGATCGACCCGCAGCACCTTGGTCAGCACCGGACACGCCGACTGCCAACCATTGCGCGCGGCGATATCACCGACGATCCGTTGCAACGCGACGTTCTCCCAGCTGCCGCTGCGCGTGGTTTTGCCACTTCCGCGCATGTCACTCGCCTTGCCTCGAATGATCACGCTGTCGGGCGGTCCGGACAGTTCGACTTCATCCACGGTATAGCGCCCCAGACGGGTCAGCGTCTGGCCGGCGTAGCCCAGATGAATCTCGATGGCGGCCCCGCGTGCAGGCAGCGTCACTGCGCCATCACGGTCATCAATACGCAGCTCGAAGTCGTCCGACTCCATGCCTGGCTTGTCCGTGGTGCGCAGCAGCAATAAGCGATCGTTGATAACGGCGCTGATGTCCTTGCCATCAGCGACAATGCGAAATACAGGCTGCATGACTCATGCTCCGCAAAAGCAGACCCCGCACACGGCGGGGTCTGGTGGCTGCACGAATGACCGAAGCGTCAATCCCATAGCTGGACCGTGGAATCGCTGGCTGCGGCCAGTTCCGGCAACTGGATAAGCACCCCGGCACGAAATGGTTGGGGTTCGTCGGCCAGGCCCTGATTGGCACTGAGCACAGCTTCCACACTGCCATTGAGGTGCCCGTAGTAGTGCTGACACAAGGTGTCGAGCACGTCCCCTTCAGAGGTTCTGCAGGTCGTCGCCATAGCTCACAAACTCCAGTGTGAAGGCCTGTTTACGGGGGATACCGCCAGCCAGCAGGTTGCTCTGATCTTCGTCGATGCCGGTCAGGCACCAGTTGCCCAGCACCTCGCCGTAACCGCTGACCAGACTCAGCGGGCGCAACAACCGGCCAATGCTGCGCAACGTCTGCAGATGGCCAAGGTCGCCTTTGCGCCTCGGGAAGATCGTCCCCCTGATATTGATTTTTTCCTCACCCAGACTCACCGCCTGCTGCGCGACACTGCGCGTCAAACGTTCCTGGCCGGTCCAGCGAAAACGGGTCTGGCGCCGCAGCTCTTCGAACGCGGCGGTGTCGAGGTTGAAGTAGTAACCCGGTGACACGCCATCCAGTGGTTGCAGGATCAATAAATGAGGGAACGGTTTGACCGCCTCCGCGGCCGGGGTAACCGCGGGCAAGAAAATGCCAGTAGGCAGGATGTTGCCCAGCGACGGACTGATCTTGCCGGCAATCTGGTTGATCTTCGCCGCCGCCTTGTCCACCTGCTCGCCGAAGACCTGAATCCGGTCCTGAACCTGGACCACCACCGCCAGCGCCTGGTCATACTTGTCCGAGACCTGTTTGACCGTCTCTTGCGCGCTTTTAATAGCGCGCATCGTACGTTGCAGCTTGGCGCCGATCAGCGGGCCGACAAAGGGAATGCCTTCAAGCTCGGCCACAGCGCCGGTGATGTCACTGACCGCGCCATTCATGGGCGCCAGCATTTCATCGGCACTGCGCTGCCCCACCTGCCCTGCCGCCACTACGTAGCGCAGCGACGACTGCAGCTGTTGTATGTAGTTCATGGGCGCTCCTTAGTTGACGTGGGGGATGTCGGATAGTTGTCGTGCGGTCGCCATACGCATCAGCTCCTCGAACTCGCGGCGGACCATGGCTTGCAGGTTCTGGGCGAGCAGCATGGGGTCACAGAACCCGCCCTGAACAGTGACAGGCATGTTTGGCGAGAAATTGAAATGTTGGTTAATCTGCGCTGGCAACTCAGCGACCACCAGCTCAGCCCTGGGCAGGGTGGCCGTCAACTCGGGTGGAGCGGCTGAAGGTGTCAGGGTGCAGGTAACACTGCCCAACATCGGTATTGACTTGAGTACATCTGGAGTAAGAACCTTGGAGCCCTCAGGGGCCACCCGTTGATGAGCCAGGGGTTTGGCTGGCTCGTTAGACTCGGCTGCAGGCTTGACACCCGCATCAGGAGCAAACCAATACCTGGCAAGTTTACTACCGAGTTTGTCCCCCATTATTCCGCCGACCAATGCTCCGACGGCTGTGCCGATCACGGGAACAACCAACGATCCCGCTGCAGCCCCGGCGAGGGCACCCACGAGTCCACCAGCAGCACCACCATAACCATCAGCCTTTTGTTCCGTTGTCTCGGCTGTCGTCGCGGTGAGGAGGGCTTTGATACCTGCCTCAAGCACTGACATTCGAGCAACCGACTTGACCCCAGTCCACATTCTGCTGGCAACGCTTGGACCAGGAAGCGCTGCTGGCGGATCGGCAAGCGGGAACGGAACACGCGTTGCTCCGCGCGGGCCAGCTTTTCTGGCCGAGCGCGAACCGAATACTCCCTTCACTCTGTCCAACACGCCCGAACCAAGGCGTTGAAAAGCACTACCGGTCCCCCCCCGCCCTGCTTGAGCAGTGAGCCTCGGCAAAGTAGCGGTGATTGCAGCAGCTCCAAGCAAAGACAGGCTATCGGTGCCGGGAGCAGACTGCGCTTGGGCAGCAGGTGCTGCGAAAGCGGTGTCAGCCACACAGCGCACGGTTTCCCCCAGTACACAGGGGCACGGTTTACACTTGTCAGCAAGAACAGTCGAAGGCTTGGAAGGTTGTTGGGGAGCAAACCAGTTTTTTGCCATCCAACGGCTAAAGCTTTCGCCATGAGGTTTGCCTGCCACGCCGCCAAGCACCAGCACACCTGGTTCCTGGACAACTGACGTGCATTCAAATTTAAATCCGGCTTCAAGCTTTCCGGGCTTCTGATCAATCAACAAGCGCTTGGCCAGCCCTGGACCAAAGTGTTCACCCGCCATACCTCCAAACACTTCACCTAGCACTTTGCCAACAGGCCCACCGAACCTGGTTCCAACGGCGGCACCTAGACGCGAACCCACGAAACGGCCTAGCACTTCACCATAACCGTTGGCCTTTTCTTCCTCCGACTGATCACTGCGATAAATACCAACGAGATCGACACCAACCTCAAAAAGTTCGAGCCGCGAGCTCAACTTGTCAGCAAAAACACTTGATCGTTCACCAGATCCATGAGGATCTGATTGACGGGATGGACGTGAGGCCGAGTCAACTTGCGCCGGGGGTACAGGCGCTGAACCTCCCGCCCCCTTACGCCGTGCACCTGCCGATTCCGGATTCGTTTGCGCCTTGTCAGGAACCTCATCGCTCAGCCCCGATTGGCGCTTGCCAGCATGCAACCCATGGTTCAAGCCCCGTATGCCTTGCAAGAGCGCGCCATCAAGACTGCCCTTAAGCACTTGGGGGAATTCTCTTTGCAACACCATTCTTTTGATGCGGTCTTCGACCGCGTTGAAAGCAGCACCTATCGTCGGGTTGACGGCGGCACCGTTCACTAGCCCTAACGCCAGCTTGCTCACCATCTGATCCCCCTAGCATGCACATTAGGCTCAGTCCGTGAGCCACCAGACCATGTCGGCGTACGACATGGTCATGATCTCGGTGGCGGCAAAGTTCAGCTCTTTAGCAAGCCGCTTTGCCGCTGCCTTCTGCAGCTCGGGATCAAAGCTCGTCGTCTTGCACCAGGCGAAAATAGCCAGCCTGCAAACGACCGTAGTCTTTCAGTGACAGCTCCTCGAGGTCCTTGACCCCGACCTGAGCCAGGGAAGCGAACAGATTCAGCTCGCGCTGCTCATCATCGCCGCCGGTCGCGGACTGCGCATTACGGATGTCGCGCACAGAGGGTGCGCGTAGCGACAGGCTGTCAACCTGCACACCATTGGCCTCGGACGGCCTGGTGAGGGTCACGACCACCCGTTCGGCACTCACGGTCAGCCAGCTCGGCGTCTTGTTTACCTGATTCATGCGATCTCCTTACAGGCCCAGGGCCGAACGTTGCGCGGCGAGCTGGTCGACGCCATCGATGACGCGCTTCATCCCCAGCGGATCGATTTCGTAGACCAGGCGACCGTCCACTTCCAGCTTGTAGTAGGTCACTGCCACGTTGTGCTTGATCTCGGCCTTGTCGCCCGGCTTCCAGTCGCCCATGTCGACTTCCTTCAGCGCGCCACGCAGGGTAACGATCACCGGTGTGATTTGGCCTTTCAGGCCTTTGAAGGCACCGCGGAAGGTGCCGTTGAAGGCCGAACCGTCAGCCAGGCCGAAGAACTTCAGCGACTCGCGGCGTACGCCCGTGGTGACGAAGCCGGCTTCCTGCTTTTCCATGCCCTGGTCGATTTCGATCGGCATGTCCATGCCACCGGCACGGTGCTCCTCCATCTTCAGGGTCAGCTTGGGCAGGGTCAGGCTGGGGACGTCACCTTGAAAGCTGACGCCATCGACGAACAGGTTCAGGTTCGCCAGGGTTTCGGGAATCATTGCCATGTGTGTTGCTCCTTGATTAAGCGGCCTGGTCGAGGACTTCGGTCAACCACTGGTTGGTGACCTCGACGCGGAAGTTCGGGTTTTCAGCTGGCGGCACGTCGGTGAACCGGATGTTCCAGTACACCTTGCCCTGCTCCAGCTGGCTGGCGGTGTTCAGCTCGGGATCGGCGAACACTTCGAAATTGATGATTGCGCCCTGGGCCTTGAGATCGCGCATGAAGGCTTGCAGGCCTTCGGTCACGTCCTTGACGTAGGTGGCAGTGATCGAGCGGTCGACCGCCCACTTGTGGCCATAGAGGATCGCGTCCATGACGATGTCCATGGTCCGCACGCGGGTGACGAAGGCCCATTTCGGATCGCTGCTCAGGGTGCGGTTGCCCCACAGGCGGTAGCCGTCATCGCGAATGACCGTGGTGATATTGGCGTTGTTGAGCAGGTTGGCGCGGCAGGTTTCGTCGCCATCGAGGTACTCGATCGGGCGACCGGTGCCGGTGATACCGACGAACTCCTTGTTCGACGGCGAGGCCCAGAAGCCGTACTCGCTATCGGTCCAGGCGAACAGGCCGGCGACCCAGGCCGAGGCCGGTGCGTCGACGGTGGCGTCAGCCGTGGTGTCCCAGTACTGCACGCCCGGATCGACGAGGAAGGCGCGCTTGGCACCGAAGTTTTCGGCATAGGCAATGGCAGCCTCGTCGGTGGTGCTCGGGCCGTCGAGGATGGCCAGGCCGCGCAGCTTGTCAGCCAGAGCCACCAGCGCCGTGCCGACGGCCTGGGTGGCGCTGTGTTTAGGGGTCACCAACAGACGCGGCTGGGCGTTGAAGCGGCTTTTACCGTCGAGCAGCGCCTGCAGGCCGGTGCGTTTACCGTCGGCCAATACACCGCCGATGATTGCCGAAGTCTGCTCGGCGGCATCCTCAAGCTTGGCCACGCCACAGGCGACGATGACCGCCTTGGCGCGACTGTAAATAGCCTGGCAGGCCTTGGTGATTGCCGCATTCGCGCCGAAGGCAGCGATGGCTTCACGCTCGCTGGTGATCAGCACCAGGTCGTTGGCCTTGGCCGTGGCGGTCGGGCCTTCGGTAAAGGTGTCGACCAAGCCGATGATCGAGGAAGAAGGCAGCGCGATGGTGCGCGCGCCAGTGTCGACGTTGGTGACGGTGACGCCGTGGAAGAATCCACTCATGTTTGAATCTCCAGAAATGAAAAGCCCCGCAAAGGGCGGGGCTGTCGGTTACGTATTGCAGGACGGAAATGAAAACGCCCCGTCAGTGCGGGGCGTTTATTGAAGCAAGTCAGCCAGCCATTGCGGCTCTATAGGTCGGTGATCGATTAGTGGGAACTCTCCCACCTGGGGCCAGTCACGCAACGCACGCCTATAAGCTTGCAGCGCTTCATACTGCGCGTTAGTGAGCGTGGTGGTGCCACCCGCCTCCAGTTCGTCACGATGCCGAGATACGACACCATCGGTCGCCAGCAAGCATTCATCACGCCATTGCCGTTCAATGGCGGCCAAAACATCAGCGTCCGGCGGCGGCGGATCAGCCAGCGCCGGATAGCCATCTTCCCCCCAGGTAATAACCTTGCCTTTAGACTGCCCCGCCAGTAGATCAGCGTGATACTCATCAGAGATTTCAATCACGTCATTCGGCATAGAGCTATGAATTGTTAAGTTGTAGAAGCCGCGCGTTGTTTTTGAAGTGAACATAAATCCCCATTATTTCCCGATAGCAAATACGTAAACACCAACACCATTTGCTGCAGCGGTTATCGGTACCCCTGTAAGGCTTGCCGACCCAATATTTACAGGCATCGACGCCGCAACCTGCACATTAAAAACTGCTGTAGGGAATGCAATGGGGAAAGCAAAAGTCAACGGGGCCGGGCCTGCAGCCATGCTTCCCCACTGCAAAATCAGCCCACCTGGCAGTTTCTGATATCCGTTTCCCTGAAGAAGTGAGGCGAAGACAGAAGACGCACCGAGCTGCACGCCCCCCCACCCGTACCAAGCCCCCCCGCCGACATAAGCGATTGTCA